GGCAACAAGACTGATCTTCGTGGCTAAACGCTTGACAAAATTAGGACAGAGAATCATTGGTTTAAAAGCAACAACACTGGCCCCCGTAGATCAAAGATCTGTGTCCAGTAGGTTGGGCTTACATGCCGAGCAATGCCAAAAATCAACGTTTGGTGTATTGGTTTAAAAGGTTTTGGAACTCTTCTGGACTCATGTTTTTAAAACGAGGATCAGCAAAGTTCAGAGGCGGGTCACCTTCTCCACCAATAAAGCCAGGGCTTGTGGGATTCAACATAGCATCTGCCATTGGTACGGCGGGTGTGGGGCCTTGAGTAGCTTGATTCCAAGTGAATTCAGCTCGCTTTTCCAGGGATGGAAGTTCTTGGATGCCAATACCGCGTTGGATAGCATCATAACCAACAGCTCCTGGTTTTACTTGTTTTGCAAGAGTGGGATTTGCTGCGGCCCAAATTGCCATGCCTTGGTCACGTACCTTAGCACGCTCATCAGCAATTGCCTGCTTTTGCATGTCTGGATTGGCTTTTACCATTGCCTCAACTCTGGCACGCTCCCGTTCGTACTCTCGGTTTTGCGCAGCATACGGATCAATAGGTGCGAAAGAACCTAGACCAGGGGAACCTCCTCCTCCTCTTACTTGTGGTGGAGCAGGAGAAAAGGATGCAGAAGAACTCGATGAGTATACAGACCCAGGGGGCATATACGTTGGCCGTCCACTATTGATATCGTATTCAATGCCACCAACTGTATATGTTCCGTACGTACTGTATCCATCAGGACGTTTTGAGGTACTTTGAGCTGGCGTTATGCCTTGAGCTCTATTTGAGTAATCTCGCAATCCTTGGCGAAATCTTTCTGTATTCGGGCCTAGTTGTTGAAAAAAATCCAACAGCCCTTTAGGAATTGCCATAATTACCTCCAAACCTCATGTAAATAAATGCGTGAACCAACAGCAGTGTCGGCAGGACCAGGTAATGCCTGGATGAATTCAGCACCAGAACGTTCGTAACGATAACGAGCCTGGAACGGATCTTTGTAGTTTGGAACGTAAAGAATCTGCGCAAGTCGATTGGTTTCGTAGAGATAAATCTCGTCCCAAACCTTCAAAGATTCCCTGGCATTGCTGGAGCGAATCGTACGATCCACATCACCAACGATGTTCTCAATGCGAGTAGAAGGCGAAGTAGCAACTTCGGTTTTTTTCTCGGCAGTATCGCAACGACCAAGTTGAATAATAACTTTGTCGTAGAAGTATGAATCCGGGATGGTATTCATAGCTTCTTCCAGACGAGCGTAATCGCCCGCTGGTACGGTGACCGTGAAGTAGCCGAGGTGGTATCGGACTCTACTTTTATCGAAGTCGCTGAGATGCACAGCTTAGTTCCGTATGTTTTATATTATACGCTCATTGGATTTTGCAGTATCCCAAGTCCTCCCATTGCTTGCATCATTTGTCCCATAATTGCTTTGTGATCTGTTTGTTGCTGGGGAGCAAGCAACTGTTGCATAAGAGTAGATTGTAAATTATCTTGTATATAACGCTTTAAGTTTTCTTGTGGGTCAGTAGTATTAATAGAACCAGTGGAGGCTGCAACTTGAGGTTGACCAGCGGCAACTAGAATTTCTGTTTCTGCTTCAGGACGATCAACATTGCCATGGCCAACGCGGAATACAACCTTACCACTAGGATCTAAAGCCTCAGAAAAATATCCATATCCTCCACCACTACCGCGACGAATCTTGCCGCCTGCAATGCCAGGTATGTAAATAGATGCGTCTTCTACAGCACCTTTATCAAACCTGCTTTTACCTTTAAAAGGTACATAAAAATCAAAGGAATCAAATCCAGGACTTTGACTATGAGCGTGCGCCGCTGCTGCTCTTTCTAGTAAATCAATTTTATCTGATAGATCTGCTGCTGTATTCCACCTCCTTCCAGCCACTGCGTTGTTTGAGAATTCTATTTCGCGCCCATGAGAACCGTATTGGTTTGCCAATGCATCCATTGCTTTGACTTTCTCAATAGCAGGGAGCGACTTTAACGCTTTCCAATCAATGTGATAGGGAGAGCTGCCACCAATTTTATTACTAGGTCCTGTATATCCACTGCGATTAACAGAGTATGCCATGTTGTTTTATTTCTTATTTTACGAGCAAAAAACCCCCGGTTTCCCAGGGGCTAGATAGGAGATGAGTATCAAACTCTGATCAAGTCTGCTGCTAAAACCGCGTCCCAATCAACCCGTTTAATTTGCTTTAACTGTTCAAGATTGTTAAACCTTTCACCCGATAAGGACATCTGAAGATCTTTAATTTCTCGAGCTGTTTTCAATCCGATACCCTTAATATGATCAGCGATCATCTGTGGGGTAGCGCCATTGATGTTAAGGCGTGTGTCCGGGGGGAAAGTGCGTGGTTCTTCCTGCGATGCTTTATCTTTCACACGAAGAGTTTTTACTTTCTTCGTGGCTTCTTCATCAGGTGTGAGTTCAGTTTTGTAAGCGGTGTAAAGGCGACCGTCCTGGTCTTTGACCATGAACCAATCGCCTTGATCCCATTCGCTTACAATCTCAACACGTGCACCTGTCTTTTTATGCTGATAAAGCATATCTGCAGTTGGTGTAGACATAAGACCAGTTGTTCACTGGTCTTAGTTTAACCTAATCAGCTAACAACGCGACCAGTGAGGTACATGTCGATATCTTCGTAACCAGGAGCGACATCAGGTTGGATGTAGCACACTTCCACAACCAGGTAACCAGCGCGGCTGGCAGCACTGTCAGCAGCAGAAATATAGAAACCACCGGAAGTCGTGGTGCTATTAGCGGTTTCCTTGGCGAACACTTTAAAAGTGGTCGAGCTAGTCAGCGAGTAGTAAGCGTTACCAGGAAGAGGACCAAGTACGCCAGAGCTCAGAATGAAAGGGTTAGTGCCGTAACCTGCAGTACCACCAGCAAAGTAAATCTCGCCAGCTTGGGTACCAGATACGGTAGAGGTGAGGTTAGCTTGTGCCACACCTTCACCAACACCCGAAGCAGCAGTGGGGCTACCACCATTGCTACGACCAAAGGAGATCACGTTGCCAGTTGCAGCATACACACCAGAAGCAACGGTGCCATCCCAACCGGAAGCCACGGAAATCGCAGTGCGATACACGTATGCAGGAAGGGTGGAGTTACCAGAGATCACCATGCCGGTGATGTTAGGACGAGTGTCGTCTTGGCGGTAAGGCGAAGGAACGATCACATCAGCGTTAGTGGTGACGGCAAGAGCGCCGGTGCCACCAGAAATGCCTACAACAGGCACATAACCACGCTGCTGGAAGTAACGGTAACCAGGAGTAGCAAGCACCGAAGTGGGGCCTGCGTTGGAACCAGTGTCAGTACCAGCGGCATTAGGGTCGATATTGCGATACCAACCGTTGAGAGCATTATTCCAGTTACCTGGATAAATCTTTTTAGCCGTTAAATAAGTCATCTATCTTTCCAGATATGTTTGTTGTTATCAGATGTTGCCGTCATCTTGGATGAAGCTGAACGCAGTGGTGATGAAATCGGTGTTAAGGATTTCGAAACCAGCGTAAAGTTGCCAGATCAGAATGATGAAGCGGCTGAAGTCGTCGTTGTTGTTGATCAGCACCTGAGCATTCGGGCCGCCGATACCAACGCCAACAGCTTGAGGACCGAAGAAGTAACCTTGGGCCACTTCACGAGAAGCATAGGTACCACCAGTGCCATCGAAGGAAGCACTGATGCTCTTGCTTGGGAAGTTGGTCGATTCGAAGAACTTCACACCTTCGAACTGAACGCCGGTTGGCATTACAGGTTCACCAGCCAGGAAGTAACCTTGACCAGCCTGGGGACCCATGTAGAAGCTGGCGTTGTTAGGCATCATGGGATTACCCATGTACATGCCTTGACCAGGGTTACCAGCGTAACGAGCGATCTCACGGAAGTCAGGATCACGACGCAGGTGCATCATGAAGACGGGATCGCAGATGCAACGATACAGACCATCAGAGAAGGTCGGAACGTTACGCTTGCGCAGGTCCTTAACAACGTTCAGCAGGTCGGTACGAACCTGGAATTGCTGAACATCAGCAGTGTACTCAGTGGCGGTGTAAGCAATACGACCAGAGGAATCTTTGGTCTTACCACCAGCAAAGTAGTAACCACCTTGCGAAGTAGAGGCGGCTCCATTGGCTTCAGCTTTGGCGAGTTCATCAAGGAACACGCGGTCACGCCAACGGCGATAGTCGTCGAGTAGCGTCAAGCTACCGATCGACTGGTGGAACATATTCAGGTTGCCGGAATCCAGAAGAAGGCGCTGGGCCGTAATCAGGGTCTCACGAGCAATCTTGAAGGTCGAAGGTTGAGTAGGATCACCCGGGTCCGCAGGACCGGTGTATTCCTTCAGCACAACAAGCACCTTCTCTTTGGTGATGTTGCGGCTGTTGGCAGTACCGATGGTCTGGTCGGACACACGCTCACGGCTGTCCTTGGTACCAGGGGTACCCCAGAACTTATAGCGATCTAACTGAACGGTTTGACCAGGCTGCCGAGTGAAGTCATGAACGACCACAGGCTCGACTGCCATTTCTGCGATATACGCAGGATGGGGACGGTAAAGTTCCGCACCCAAGATTTTTGGAAAGTCATTATCAATAAACACTTTGTTTCATCCTCCGTGTGATCGTCTAGGAAGTGTTTGTTATCGGGTAAAAGATTCAGACATTTCCATGTCTTATCTATTAGAAATTTTAGCAGTTAGTAACTTATTAGTTACGTGTACTGCAAAGTAGGTGTGGCAGTACGTGCCATCAAGGTATTACTGGAGCCATAACGCTCTGGATCCTCACCTTGAACGACGTTCATAACACCACCACCAATCGTGCCGCCAAGTGCACCTGCACCAAGAACACCAATTCCAGTACCAAGTGCAAACTCAGCTTTAGGACTAGTAGAACCAGCCTTAACAAGTCTGCTCATGTAACCTGGCCCAAGAGTTGCCCCTACTCCTGCACCTAAAGCACCGGCGCCTAACGCTTCCGCAATTAGACGACCGGGACTTTTTTCTTGTGCTTGACCGGTAACAACGTTTCCAAGAGTGGCAAGACCAGCGGCGGCGGCACCTGCACCAAGAGTCGACAATGCTGGGTTCATTGCTGCATTTGTTAATGCCGCTTTACCCCTTGCGAGTAATGGATCAAACTTACCGGCCAGTTTCATTGCCTCACTCCATTACAAACAATTTGTTTGCAACAACTTGAGGTTGGGCTTGATTCAGTAAACGCCATGCGTTTGCGGGATCCATATCCATCTGTTGCTTGAAGCTGCCCCAGAAGTTTTCAGGACGTTGGGGAGCAGTTGCAGAAGGAGGTGCTGGCATGTACGCATTCATTGCATCAACAGGTGCGGTGCGATAACCAGGGGTCTCAAGTTCGGTCTCACTTTCGTACACAGGGCACGGACCTTCAGGACCAAAGAACTGCAGGGTGTAATCGCTGAGAACATCGGGGTTCGTCAGGATTTCGTTATAAGCAAGGTTCTCTTGGTGCTCGTTAACTGCAAAATTGGCATAGCCAGTTAACAGACCTTGTGCTTGTTGGCCCCATGCAACAGCACTATCCAACATACCCTCAAGATTAAGGGCGTATTGGTTAAGAATTGCTGGTGCTTCCCAACCGTAGTTATTTACTACGAACCGGCTTTCGTTGCTTAGATTTAGGCTGTCCGCCACCATCTGACTCAGCGACTGGCCGTTGGTTTCCGCGGAGGCTGTCGAAGAAGTTTGGGAATAATTGGGCGAGTATGTCTGGTTGGCTTGCGAGGTCTGCGGAACCGATTGATACGTACCCTGGCCGTTGGCCTGTCCGTAATTGGCTGGACTGTAGGTCGTCGGTGCTGACGGTTGACCCTGGAACGGGGATTGAACTGGGCTGCTCAGAAGGCCCACCACCTTGTTGAACGCCGATTCCCATGGATTGCCCGTCGTCTCCGATGGGGATTGGGGGGCGTACTGAGACGGGTTTGATTGGTAATTGGGGGCCGCCTGTGGTACCGCTTGGGGGTAGCTCGTACCCACCTGATACGGGGCTGGTTGTCCCACTGGAGCTGCTGGTGCTGCTTGGTAGCTCGGCACCACGTAGCTGCTTGGAGCCACCGCTGCCGGAACTTGGCTCGTCTGTGGGATCGATTGGACGGTAGCGTCCTGCATAACTCATCTCCTTTTGTAAAGCTTCTAAAGTTCGATACAGATATGGCGTTAAATCCAATCTTGGATCCGCAGCCATCGGAAGATCCGGTGCTTGCGGGTGAGGAGTCTGCATCATGCCCCCCACTAGTTTAGAAAATGCAGCGTATGCACCCTGCAATTCGTTCACCATCCTGAACGGAAAGCCGGATAGCATTTCCGCTCTTTCCTCATCTGTTTTAGATGGGAAAAGATATTTCAGTGCTTCAATGCTATCAACCCCTAACTCTTGAAGGTTTCTTACAACAATTGAGTTGTTAAGAATATCTTGCGTCGAGTCCTCGTAAACAGGGCCTAGCCAGCGCCACAGAACTGTTACATCGCCATCTGGAATTAACCCCACCACATTAGGCGGGATCATCTGTGTTTCGATGCATGCCATCATGATTTGCTTGAGCTTCTGCTCGTACATCTGCATGGCTTCCTTGTACAGCGCTTGTTGTTCTTCAGGTGCACCAGGTTCCAAAGGAACTGGCTTCTCAAGTTTTGCTGCTTGTGCCAGGGTTGATTTGAAGAGTTGTTCTTCTTGGTAGATGATTAATTCAAAACACCGACAAATACCATGCTCATAAATAGCATTTGCTTTTTTCTTTGTTGTTGCAGCGACACGACCAAACAGTGATTTGTATTCAGTTGCGGTAACGCCTGCGGAAATAGA